GCTGAGACTCGCAATGGATCTCAATCTGTTCGTCAACGGCAAGTACGTTACAGATGGAGAGGCGCACAAGCCTCTGGGAGAGAAGTGGGAGTCAATGGGTGGATCCTGGGGTGGGCGATTCCAAGATGCCAACCATTACTCCCTTGAGCATGATGGATTTAAGTAATCACTCTCCCTCAAAACATTCCAGTACAGTCTGCATATCTAGACTCAATCCACAGTTAGAGCAGATGAACCACAGACCATCTCCTTTCATGTGGATGGCCCACTTGAATGACTGGATGTTGTCATCCACTGAGCACACATGAGCCAGAGGGAGGGCTTCCCAATCATCCGGGGTAGCCCTCTTTGCTTTGGGGAACGTAGTTACCTTTGAGTCCGGTTTGTCAGAGTCCACAAACACCACCGAGACATTGATCATTCTCTTCGTACACAACGCCCTTGTGCTTCATGGCTTCCTTGTACGATACAGCCTCTAGCGGCTGACCTCCTCTTGCACCATCGGGATAGCAAGTAAAGCCACGCAGACGATGAGCGTACCTAGCCAGAATTCCAGAGAACTCCCCAACGCGATCATCGTTATTGAGATCGCTACCCCAAGAAGGGAGATTAATGGTGCTAGAGATAGACATATCGACATAATCCTGGACATCAGCTTGGAACCTTACTCGGCGTTCCCAATCGGGAACTAGATCAATAGCAGTCTCGATGGTATCGGGATTGATTCCCTCACGGATCAGAGCATCCGCAGTAGCATCCACAACGTACTCGTACTTCCACTTCGTACCGTCTACAAGGTATCGTCGCTTGTAAGCCACAGCAAATAAAGGTTCAATACCAGTTGTAGTCCCAGCGAGGATGCCAATAGAACCAGTGGGTGCAATTGCTCGGTAAGCCACAGGGCGACTAATGCTAAGCCTGTCACAAAGACTATTAGCAGCACGCTCGGATTCCTCACGGTACACCTCCATCCACTGACGAAGTTCAGGAACCATTTCGTACTTGTAGCCGCGCTTCAGAAGCCATTCATGTATTCCCATGAGTCCAAGACCCAATCGGCGGTTCTTCTTGCGAACCTCGTATACCTTTTTGTAGGGAAGGTCCGCCGTAATAGTTCCGCATACCAGGAACCCAGACGCAAGCCGAACGACTTCCCTGAATTCCTGTAGTGTATCAATCCTGCCAATGTTAATACTGCCAAGGTTGCACACATCAGAGTCATCAGCAGAAGTAACTTCAGTGCACGCATTGCGTAGCGTTTCATTCTCTTTGTCTCCAAAGTTAAAGGAGAATCCGGGCTCACCGGATGACATAGCTTGGCGGCAGTTCTCTACGAACACAGAAGGAATGTACCCCTGCTGCACTGCATCCAAGAATGCATCATCGTAGTTCAGGGAGACGTTAGTCATATCCAACGGAGCAGGGAAGTTGAAGTTGTCGTTCTTCGCATCATGCAAAGAGTACCCTGCGTGCACGGGCATGTCCTTCCAGTTCTTTACCTTCAGGAAGGCTTCTGCGTCCCCGTGTCGCCAGTTGATGCTGGCATAGATCGCAGAGCGTCGGCTTCCACCCTGCATAACATTTCTTCCGACTTCGTTGATAGAGTGCATGAGAGGAATAGGTCCGCTTGCTCGACCTCCAGTGCGGCCCAGAGTTGCGCCATGAGGACGGAAGATAGAGTAGTCCACTCCAATACCGCCGCCTGACATCAGGCAATCACTAGCTCTTTTAAGGAGGCGACCCCACTCTTCGCGGGTATCTTCTTCTCCCTTTAACAAATAGCAGTTATTGTAGAAGCGAGCTTGTCGTCCTGCGTAATAGACGTACCGGCCGCCAGGAATGAACTTGAATGATGCGATGAACTTCTCCAGCGCCTCTTGGTGATCCTTAGCAAAGAGATTCGTAGTGACATCATGCACGATGTCCTTGGACTTCTCTGCCCAAGTCTGGTCGGGGAAGAGGGAGTACTTGTTTTTAAAAACGTTCTCACCGAAGCTGTTGCGGAACTCACTCATGCTATTCTCCTTTCAATCTCACGTTCAATGTACCAAATGGCCTTGCGTAGATCCTGTATTGTATCGTCCTTCAGTCCTGCCCTCCAGAGGTATTTGATTGCATTACCAACACAGAAATTGAAGTGCTCCGTAACCTGGATGCACTCTATTCCAGATGGGTGCTGCGTGTAGTGCCTAGGATGATTTACACGATCTCCTGTATAGTCGCTGAGATTGAAGTCGATTTCGGAATCGTCCATTACAACCAGTTCCTCAGTAGATAGTCAACGGATAGAGTGACGATATCGTAGGAACCGTTCTGTACCTCTGTACACATCAGAGCGCCGCGCCAATGCTGGTTCCCTTGGTACTGCATGTAGTCCTCTTCATGCTGGTAGAACGCTCCAGCAATGATGCACTGTACTCGGGAGCCATCAGTCTTCACATGCGGAGAGATGTAGTAATCGAAGGTCTGCTGGTGCCCTACGATCCATGACTCGTGCTTCTTGGTAGCGATCAGGTGGGCACGGGAGATTGCTCTTCCCATGGCTCCTCCTTGTGCATAGTGACAGAAATTAACTCCGTTGATTCGGACAGGGCTAAGGAAATCATGTTCCTCCCATCCATAGCGTCTACACAGATCGTAACCAGGCAAGGCCCCTTGCAGAAAAGGCTCCTGGGCAATGAGTCTGTCCCTTCTAGCTTCGTGATTGCCATAGCAGAATACCTTCCTCGGTCTGTAGGGTCTGTGCTTGCTGCGAATCTGGATGTCGTTGTGCCTGTTCAGCGGGGAAAGAAGAGCTTCCATGCCCTCCCATCCAGCCTCCAAGTCCGAGAGCATCCGTGCTCCCTCATAGACTATGTGCCCCTTGGAGTTATGCTGTCCCAAGGATGGCATATCGAAGTGATCACCGATGTGGACGATCACCTCGGGTTTCTTATCAAGGATGTAGTTCCCTAGCGCACTAAGGTGCGACATAGGGACGCCCTGTTTAACCTGCGTATCCGGGATAACTATGATCCGCATACATCTTCCATGTCAGGGTTAAGATCCCAGAAGTGCTCACAGGCTCCCCTCTCTGCATCGTACGGAGGGATTGTGAAGTACGCTTGGTACAACTCATGAGATTGGGCCATAGCCCTGTAGCATCTGTACTTGAACGGACAATCCTTCCCGGTACACATTGCGATGTCAGCCATACTTGTCTCCAAAGAGTTCCTTGAATTTAGCTAGGACATCATCAGGTATGCCTAGCCTCTGCGCCCATTCCCTGCACTTCTCTCGGGTAGGCAACTCTGCTGCTCCTATCGCTACCTGCCAGAGTTCATTCTCTACCTTCACTCGGGCATTGAGCGACTTAGCGTACAACTCCAGATCCGACATTATTCCTTGATCCAAGGACGCTCGATGTGGAACCATCCCAGGATAGAATCCATAACTGCATCGACCATAGCATCCTCTTTGTAAGAATCGAAAACGTCGTCATCTTCCCGATAGATTTTCAAAAAGCCATTCATTACACCTTCTTCAACAGCTATTTGAAGAACACGATACTCGTCCGTTTTCATTGCTTCTGCTCCTCAAGTTGGATCTGGATCAACTTCTTTCCCTTTCTAGCGAGATCATCCTTGTTCATCTCGCCGAACCTAGCTTGACCGTACAGGAACTCTACGTGCTTGTACGTAGCATCCAGCTTACGATCTGACCAGAATATCGTATCCTTAGTCTCAACAGTGTACACCTTCATTTGCGTCTCCTGCGTCTGCGCTTCCCATGACTCGGATGCACTACAGTTGTCTGCGGAGCCTCCAAGTAGTGTACTACGGACTTGAGGAACTCGATCTTGTCGATTCCACTCCTTCCTGCCCAGTTCTCTACCCTACCAAGTACAGAGTTGCACCATCTGTGCAGTACCCTGCGGATCATTCCTGTCTTGTGGCAGTGATCCAGTGCTGCCTCATCGAAAGCTATCATCCTTTTGCACAGAGGGCAGATGAACAGTTGGTTCTGTAACTGCTGCTCTCTGTATCCTCGTATCTCCGTGGCTTTTAGAGCAGTCCCTCGGGTGGCTCCCACAGTACTGGAGTTCCGTCTGCGTGCATCCTTCTTGTCATCCACAGAAGTCTTCCTTGCTCGACGAAGTACTCCTGTACGTCCTGTTCTGACCACTCTACTTCCTTACCGTACTCTTGGTACAGTCGCCAGACTTCTTGAATGCGCTCCTGATTGGTGTTCAGGGAATTCAGGATTCGGGTTGCCTTGGTTTCCCCGACTCCTCCTGCTCGTACACCCTCAATCGCCAAGCGTTCGATACTGGCTTGTGCCAATCTCGGCAGTCCAGGAACGTTGTCTGAGCGATCGCCTGTGACCAACTGCTTGAGGAAGTTGTAGTCGGCTTCCGCAACCGTAACGTACTCCGTAGTCCACTTTCTTGGGTCATAGTTGAAGTGCCATCCCGGTGTATTCCAGAGATCCTTATCCATTGCGGCTATTACAACACCGGAGTCCCTGTCTTGGAACTCGTACAGTATCGCAGAGCAGCGGTCGTCGGCTTCCATGCCATCCACTTCCTTTGCCCCGTGGACTTCCTTAATGTAGTCCCTGAGGGCTGGGTAATGAGTGGGCACCCTGTTCTCTCGCGTTCCCTTGTACGTACAAGAGACGGCAATCTCAGTCCTGAAATTGCCCTTCCCTTTGATGTACAACTCAGCGTTATCGCAGCCCAGTACCTCTTTGATACTGGCGATCTGCTGCTTCAAGTTGTGGCAAGCATGGGACACGGGTTCCTGTTCCGCAGCGAATCCGCAACGGTACAGCAAGGAATCCGCATCCACCACAACTCTGGAGAACATCAGAAGATGCTCTCTTCTTCCGCAGGAGCAGGAGCAGGCGCTTCAGCGGGCTTGCTCATCTCGGTACGCAGTGCGGACATGGCCTTGTACACCTTGCGAGTGTGCTTCATCCAATCCGCATAGAAGTCATCATCGCCAACATTACGAGGATCGTGCATAGCCAGTACAAGATCCATAGCCAGCTTGGATGCGTGACCAAGCTCAACACCCAAGTTGGAGTACCCGCCACCGCCACCCGTAACCTGAGCAGGAGCGCGAGGAGCACCGCCAAGAACAGAGACGCTCTTGATGTTGCGGTACTTGCCGGTCTTATCGAAGTCCCAGTCCACTTGGACAGTGTGTCCTTGTTCAATTGCCTCAAGTCCTTTCCCCTTGAATGCGCCGTACCAGTCATCCCCGATCTTGATCGAAGAACCGTTACGTGCCTTGGATGCAACAGTGCCAGTGAGAGTAGCCATACCAATCTCCTCAGTGAGTTTCAGGTTAAGAATGTCATCAAAATAACTTAGAGTCAATGCTTGTTTAGGTAATCTATTGCTTTTTTCAAAATGTCTTTGTTGTCCCCAAACATACCTAGCGCCCTGTTGCATTGGTTACACAAAAGTCCTCTAATCTTGTTTGTAACGTGGCAGTGGTCAACGGCAAAGCTAATATTTTTTTGTAATGAAACAAGAGCAGATTTGTTTTCTTCTAATCCGCATATCGCACAACACCCTTCTTGCGAAGAAAGCATTGCGTAGTATTCATCAAGAGTTATTCCGTAAACGTGTTTTAATCTCCTGGATCTAGCAGATAACTGCGATCTTTCTGGATTATCTAGTCTCCATTTTTTCCGTGCTTCAGAATCACAAGATTTGCATCTATACATTTTTCCATCATTAGATGCTTTGTAATTATGAAAGCTATTCATATCTTTTGATTGTTTACAAACACTACATATTTTCATTCCAAAACCTCCAAGATTTGGAAATAATATAACATATATAGTGTGTTCAGTCAACATAACTCATTAATGGGTGTCAGCCCATGACTTGCCGACCTTGTATTCCCCTGTCAAGGGGACGTTCAATCTCAACATCTTTCCTGCGTTCACAATGCTTTCAATTCCTATCCTCCCTATGTCATCAGCAATGTAATGCCGCGCCTCCCATTGTTCTTCATCATGGTAGCGAATCAATCCGTATGCGTCCAATCCGAGTCCCTTGATCTCTCGATCAGCAAGGTACATAGCGTACTTCATGGTGATTGCTCCCGCTGATTGGAACAGACGATTCAGTGCGGAGTGCATGGAATCCACGGGGATGCGCCTACGATCCAGTGCCACAAGGTAACCCTTAGCTGCCGCTCTCTGCACTCGACTGTGTAGATCCTTTAGTGCGGGGTTGGTATCCCAGAAAGCCTGGTATACATCCTCTGCGTGGGATTGACTCCATCCAAATTGGCTAGCGAGTTTCTTAGCAGAGGCACCGTAGGTTACTGCGTACTTGAATGTCTTAGCCTGTGCCCTTGTGGGTAAACCAAGAGCTAGCTGGTTCTTGGTGTGAATGTCACCTTCCAGAAGTTCAGCAGCATACGCTCCACCATCAATGGGGTACGTGTAGTGCGCCTCCATGCGAGCCTCTAGGGAACTGGCATCCCATCCCACCATGACGTAGCCCTTTCGTGCGGTGAATAGCGATCTAATCTCTGCGCCGTATGCTGAGGATGCCCGTGGAATGTTGGCTATAACTCGGTGAGTGAATCTTCCAGTGACAGCGCCTACAGTATCAGCATCTGATCCAATCAGTCCTTCTCGGACAACTCGTGTGTGGTTAAGCCAGCCCGATCCGGAATCAGATGCAAGGACATTGCGTCTGTTGCGGATAGTCAGGTACTCCTTGATCTTGCGTACCGTCGCCTCTGCTCCAGGAATCGTATCCAATCCGGTGCACATCGACCCATCATCCCCGTGCAACTTCGGGCTCGTCTTGGTCTTCTTGCGTGTCTCGGGATCAATCTTGTGATTCCAGATCGTAGGCTGCCAGCCAAGTCCAAGGAGGTATTCCTTCACCTCATCAGATGAACCAATGTCCAACTTACGATGCAGGTTCAGCGCAGTGGTGAGAGGTAGCGAGTAACTCAACAGAGAGTTCTTACGTGCCTTCCATGCACCCATTTCTTGAACCAATTCCCAC